GATCTCAAAGACGCCGCGCGCCGATATCAGGATGAAACAAACCTGAATGTCGCAACGTCAGGGATGGGGGGGCGTGAACAGGATCAGTACCGTGAACAACAGGAAGTACAGCGAGTCTTTGATAAAACGGATAAAGGTGCGGAGGCAGTTGCCGCTCGCGCCTCGGCGCTCGATGCGCTTGATAAAAAATATCAACAGGCTAAAGCCAGCGAACTGGACTGGCGGGCTGGCGTAAGTGCTGGTCTTGCTGACTGGATGGATAATGTCAGCAATATCGCGGGCACGGTTTCACAGGGTATTACTTCTACTATGGACAGCGCTATGGATAACGTAGCTTCTATGCTTGTTCGCGGAAAGGCAGACTGGAAAGAGTGGGGGCTGTCTGCACTGGAGATGATCGCGAAGGTCAGCCTGCAGATGGCAGCAGTAAGCGCGCTGGGCGGCTCTTCTTCCTCAGGCATTCTGGGCACACTGGCCAGCAGTGTGGCGGGAGCGTTTGGCGGAGGGGCCGCTGCTGGCGCAACACCATCGGGGGCTTATACTGCCGCTGCGGGCTCGCTCACATTCAACGCTAAAGGAGGAGTTTACGACTCTCCCTCGCTCAGCGCATTCAGCAACAGCATTGTGGATACGCCTACATTCTTCGCTTTTGCTAAAGGCGCGGGCGTGATGGGCGAGGCGGGGCCGGAGGCGATTATGCCGCTGACCCGTGCCGCCGATGGTTCGCTCGGTGTTCGCGCCGTATCATCAGGCGTGAATAATGCGACGGGTAATGGCAATACTGTCATCAACGTTCATGCCCCGGTCAACATTAACCATGATGGTTCTGCAGGTGAAATCAGTAACGCAAATACCGCAAGTACAGCACGCCAGCTTGAAGGTATTGTCCAGCAAACCCTTACCGATCGCCTGAGGAAAGAAATATCGCCAGGCGGCATCCTTTATCGCCGCTAAGGAGCAATATGGCAATCGACACTTTTACCTGGTGCGTCCGCATAGGGCCGACTGGAGCAAATACTGTGGCCACGCTTCAGGCGCAGTTTGGCGACGGCTATAAGCAGGTGGCGGGCAACGGGATCAACTCCGATGCCGAAACCTGGAATCTGGCATGCAATGGCGATGTGGTGACGATGAAGAAAGTTCGCGATTTCCTTCTGAGTCACGTCATCAAGTCGTTCTGGTGGGTTAATCCGTGGGGTGAACAGAAACTGTATCGGGTAAAAGCTGATTCAGTAAGCCCAACCTTTCCTCACGGTGGCTTTGCAGAGCTAACGTTTGTATTTGAGCAGGCCTTTGCGCCTTAATAACTAAAGGTTTAAATTGCTATGGATATTCACAAGAATTGCGATGAACAAATAAATAAGCCTATAGAAGATACAACGCAGCCTTCAAATAATGAATCTTCAGGCTGCGGAAAATTAAGCGCAACGTATTGTATTAAAATCAATCTGGAAGATGAAGGTTCCTAAACTGATTTAATATAGAAGCTAGGTCCTTGACTTTTGCATCAGGTATGTTGCTTAAATTTTTAATAACATCCAACTGAGCATCTGGAGGCAGTTTCGCCAAGATGAAACCAAGAGCAGCCTTTATTGCCATTAACTCTTGCGCTGTAGAAGTAGGTGTAGAGGCATCAGCTGTCATATTGAATTTGAAATCTTTCTGCATCTTTTTTCCTTTCCAGAGGTAATCAGCCATTCCTCTTTTTTTGAATGCATCCATGCCCTCACATGGACGGACTGAGTACCCACCATACGCGGGGATGTGAATCAGCGACACCCTGATATTCGATCAGTAGCCACCTCCGGGTGGCTTTTTTTATGAGCCAGATATGAGCTTTACGAATGACGTACAGAAACTGGAACCGGGTGAGCTGATACAGCTCATTGAGATAGACGGTACCGAATTTGGCATGGATACGATTCTGCGCTTCCATGCCCACAATATTGCTTCGGCAGGCTGGGCCGCTTTCGCCGCCGACAACCTGCCCGCGATCGTCTGGCAGGGTCAGCAATACGATCCTTACCCGTACGAGCTGAAAGGCCTGGAACTCTCCAGCACGGGCGCGCAGCCCACGCCCACGCTTTCCGTGTCGAATGTCGGAAACTACGTGACGGCGCTGTGCCTTGAGTTTGACGACCTGGCGAGGGCGAAGGTGAAGATCCACACCACGCTGGCGAAATACCTGGACGCAGCCAACTGGAGCGCGGGCAACCCGAACGCCAGCCCGGCAGATGAGCGCGTGCAGCTTTTTTACGTCAATGCCAAAACCGCAGAGACCCGGGCACAGGTCGATTTTGAGCTGTGCTCACCGTTCGACATTCAAAACCTGCAGTTGCCGACCCGGCAGATCACACCCGTCTGTACATGGTGCACGCGCGGCTGGTACCGCACCGGCACCGGATGTGACTACAACGGGAACCGCTATTTTCTTAAGGATGGCACCCCCACGGACAACCCGGCGCTGGATATGTGCGGCGGCCAGATGCAGGACTGCGAAGCGCGGTTCGGGACGGGTAACCCGCTGCCGTTCGGCGGCTTCCCGGCGGCAAACCTTCAGGGTAAATAACCATGCGAAAAAAACTGATGGAAGCGATCCGCGCCCACGTCGCTGCGGAATATCCGAACGAGGCCTGCGGAGTGGTAGTGCAGGCCGGGCAGATGCAGCAGTACATTCCGTGCCGCAATGTCTCAGCAACACCCACTGAGGCTTTCACGATCTCACCGGAGGATAAGCTCGCCGCGTCGGAATTGGGTGAAATCATTATGATCATCCACTCCCACCCGGACGTGGTGCAGCTTATGCCTTCCGAAATGGACAGGGTGCAGTGCGACTGGTCTGGGGTGGAGTGGGGCATCATGAGCTGGCCGGACGGGGATTTCTGCACCCTGGCACCGCGTGAGGACCGGGACTACGCCGGGCGGCGCTGGGTGCTGGGCTTTGCTGACTGCTGGGCACTGATCCGGGAGTGGTACCAGCGTGAGCATGGTATTACCCTGGGTGATTACTCGGTACCGTACGAGTGGTGGGAGCAGGGCGAAAATCGCTACGACGATAACTGGGAGGCGGAGGGCTTTATCCAGGTGGACCCCACTGATATGCGTCACGGCGATATGATCATGATGCGCATACAGGCGTCGGTAACCAACCACGCGGCCATTTACCTCGGTCGCCACGAGTACCAGGACAATATCATGCTGCATCATAATTTCGGCAACCTGTCTGCCCGGGTGCCGTACGGCAAATATTACCGCGACCGCACCGTTCGTGTGGTCCGACACAGGGAGCTGATGAATGCTGAAAACACTGATTCTTGAAGGCCGTATGGCGAAAAAGTTCGGGCGCGAACACCAGTTTCACGTTGAGGATCTGCGCGAGATGCTGCGCGCCATGTCCAGCCAGGTCCCGGGCTTTAAACGCTACCTGTCAGAAGGACATATGCAGGGGATCCGCTTTGCCTTCTTCAATGGTAAAAACAACATCGGTCTTGATGAATTCGACATGACCCGCAGTGGCACGGTGTACCGGATTTCGGCCATTACCGAAGGTTCAAAGCGCGGCGGTGTGCTGCAGATCGTTATCGGGGCGGTGGCTCTCGTGGCCGCGTATTTTACCGCGGGTGCCTCGCTGACGGCGATAGGTCTGAGCACGGCTGCCGCAACCGCGACAACAACGGCCCTGACTGGCCTCGGTCTGTCGATGATGCTGGGTGGTGTCGTTCAGCTGCTGACACCGCAGCCGAAATATAACGTCGGGGCTTCATCCAGCACGGACAATAAACCCAACTACGCCTTTGGCGCGCCGGTGAACACCGTGGCAGTGGGTTATCCGGTTCCTCTGCTTTTTGGGGAACGCGAGATCGGCGGAGCGGTCATCAGCGCGGGCATCTTCTCCAGCGACCAACAGTAAAATTTATTGTCAGCTACAGGCCACCTCCGGGTGGCTTTTTTTATGGGTGAAATATGCGACTTCTCGAAGATGAAACCCTTATTCAGGGACGTAAAGGCGGCAGTGCTAAACAGCACACCCCTGTTGAGGATCCAGATGACCTGATATCGACAGCAAAATTAAAAATGCTGCTGGCGATCGCTGAAGGTGAAATCCAGGGTGAACTGACGGCACAGAGCATCTTCCTTAACGACACCCCGCTGGCGAATGCCGACGGCAGCTATAACTTTACGGGTGTGAAGTGGGATTTTCGCCAGGGCACTCAGGATCAGACCTATATTCAGGGGTTGCCTGAAGTCGATAACGAAATGTCGGCAAACGTGACCGTCACCACCACCGCACCCTGGACGCGCCAGTTTTCTAACCTGATGCTGGATGCCGTGCGTA